GATGTGTGAAAGCATCAAATCCGGGTTGTCACGACAAAGCTGGGAGAAGGTGGTTATTGTTCGTGATTCCGAATTTGAGGATTTTGTCGAGGCTCAGGGGAACGACCTGAAAGAAATGCGTAGGCTGGTGAAAGAATGGATCAAGACTGAAGAGGGCGTTTTCTACAAAAAAGAAATTGAGGACTTGCTGATCAGTGACGTGCTCGAAGCTTTCAAGAATCCGGAATATCATGAGTTTGAAAGTCGGTTCAAGTCCAAACTTTGGAAAAAATTCAGGGCGAAAAACGGGAATATACTTGGGAAAATGCTAAGAAGTTTTCGGAATTTTCTGGAGGAAAATAGCACCGAAAATATCAAGAACCCTGAGTTGTGTACAAACGCCCTGGTAGAAATGTTTTATAACTTCATCGAGGAAAAAGATCCGGACCTTGTAAAACCCCGCCATTAATTTGAAATTCATATTTAATTGTTTTGGCCGTATTTTGTGGTACAAGGGAAAAGTTCATGGGAAAACTGACAGAATTGTGACCTAACCTGCATTCTGGAAACCGCACATGAACACGATTATTTAATTTTCCCTTAAGGGTGATATGATATTATACGAAATTATCAGCAATATTTCGGCAATGGTAGCTGGTTTAAGCCTGGGAGCGGTGACTATTCAATGTCTGGAAACCAGGGCGTTACGAAAGCAAATGGACAAGGACAAGTCATCTTTTCATGATGAATTAAATCGGATGACAAGGATTGTTCAGGATAAGGTCCAGGAATTTTCGGAAGTGACGGAAGCCGCAAGTAAGGCAAATGTGTCACATGCTGAAAAGATTGTCGAAATTGATAATACGGTTCAGGCTATTAACGAAAGAGTTTCAATCCTAAGTGGGAATGCTACCGTGAAAGGCGCAGACTCGTGGAAAAAACCCCAACATCAAAGATTCTGAAAACGATTCAGATTGAAATTAGTAAAGTATCGAACGACCCCGCAAACGTCAGAACCCACTCTAAAAAAAATATCGATGCTATAAAAGCCAGCCTGAAAAGATTCGGCCAGCAAAAACCTATCGTTATTGACTCTAATAATATTGTCCGGGCCGGGAATGGCACACTGGAAGCGGCAAAGGAATTAGGGTGGAAATATATTTCGGTGGTTATTTCAGATCTGGAACCTTCCGAGTTGACTGCCTATGCTATTGCTGACAATCGTACAGCCGAGTTAGCCGAGTGGGATTTAGAGGCATTAGGCGAACAACTTCAAAGCTTAGAAAATGACTTAGCAAATATTGCTTATGATGATTTTTCCATACCGAAACCAAAAATGTCGCCGGAAAGTGCGACAGAAAATATAACAAATGAAATTGTAATTATTTGTGAAAGTGAATTTGATCAAGAAAAACTATATGAGGAATTGATTGAACGAGGCTATGAATGCAAACTTATATAGTTGACTTGCAAAGTTCAGTCTCTGATAGTTTTCGATGTCAAAAGTCGGCTAATTCGCTCGATATCGATGTTAAAAAAAAACTTAAACACGTCTTGAAAATCGATGCCGATTTAGAAAAACAATTTAATTTGGGTCTGATAGTAGGATCTAGCGGCAGTGGGAAAACCACACTAGCAAAAAAAATTTATGGAAATGACTGTTTTACTGAATATTTAGATTTATCTAAAACAATTTTGGATCAAATGCCAAAAGAACTTAGTTATGATGATTGTGTTTCAAATTTACTTGCTATGGGATTAGGATCAGTCCCTTGTTGGCTTAGACCAACACATACTCTTTCAAATGGCCAAAGAGCCAGAGCCGAAGCCGTTTTACAACTGACGGTTAAAAACCAAACAAACGTTACGATAATCGACGAGTGGACATCGGTCGTGGATCGTACGGTTGCTAAAGCAATGTCTAATTGTATTCAAAAAGCCAGTCGCAAGCTGAAAAAAACAATAATATTATTAAGCTGTCACTATGATGTCATTGAGTGGTTGAATCCAGACTGGATTATTGATTGTAACAAACAAAAATATGAAGACAGGAGGTCGATGGTCGGTACGTTTGAACGTACTGACCGACTTAGGCTCGATATACGCAAAGTCGAAAGGTCCTCATGGCGATATTTTAGCAAGTATCATTATTTGAGTGATCGATTGCCTGGAGGAGAAATATTTTTGTTTGGTTTATTTCACAACGATCAACAAATCGGTTTTCAATGTTTTGCTGGTTATGTTCCTGGAAAACAAAATATTCTTCATTTCAATCGCACGGTGATTCATCCTGATTATGTGGGATTAGGACTAGGAATCAAATTGATTAATGAGACTTCTCAAATTATGGCCAAAAAAGGCTATAAAATCATGGGAAAGTTCAGCAATGTCGCTGTTTTTAATGCTATGAAAAAATATCGAAATTTGTGGAAATTTGAGGGTTCAACCGTAGATTATACCTTGAAAATGGGTGCTATAGTAAGTAAAAACAATCGGGAAAAAACTCTCAGAAAAAAGGTAAGAGTATACAGGTTTAGGTACATAGGAAAAACGTTATGAAAGCAGGCAGACCTTCAAAATACAAAAAGAAATATTGTGAAGAATTAATCAAACATATGAGCCTTGGTTTTGGCTTTGATAGCTTTGCAGCTGATGTGTCAGTTCACAAGGACACTCTTTATGAATGGGTCAAACAACATAAAGATTTTTCCGACGCTAAAAAACTAGGTCAAGCAAAATGCCTTAAGTATTGGGAACGTATAGGGATTTTAGGTGCTTCAGGTAAATTGAAGGGTTTCAACCCAATTGCATACATTTTCAACATGAAAAACCGATTTGGGTGGAGCGACAAAACAGACCTGAAAATAACTGGTGATTTGGCAGAAAATAAAAATCATGAATTGCTTAAGAGTGTTGACCGCTCCGAATTGTTAAAACTTGTTAAGAAGAAAGCAGGTTAATGAAACAGGAAGTAGTTATCTTTGACATCGACGGGACACTTGCAAATTGTGACCATCGCCGCAAATGGGTGGATGGTACCAATGGAGAAAAAAACTGGGATAAGTTTTTTGAGGAAATGAGCAATGATGAGCCAATAACACCCACCTTTGATTTTATGTTAATGCTCCTCCGATTAAACACCGCCTTTATTTTTGTTACAGGTCGGCCTGAAAAATACAGGGAGCAAACCTTTAACTGGTTAGGCAAATACTGTCCTTATATTTTGGGTCGTCTGCTTTTGATGCGAAAAAATGATGACATGCGATCCGATACCGAAGTGAAAAAAGAAATATATGAAAAGTGTATTAAGCCTCATTTTAAAGTGAAATTGGTCTTAGATGATCGGGATTCAGTGGTGGAAATGTGGCGTAGTCTTGGACTTGCCTGTTGGCAGGTTGCAAAGGGGAATTTCTAATGAATATCCTTGCCGATGACTGGAAATCAGAGTTAAAAGACGATTAACGGATGATATATGACTTTTAAGGATAATGTTCGTAAATTTATGGGGGCTGAAACTCGGAAAAAAGCCCCGGTTACTTTGAAAGAAATGGAAAATTATGGACGAGAAAAAAGTGGAGATGAAAACGGAAAAGGACAGGATAGTGTGCAACATATCGACAGAATTCAATCTGTTGATGGCAAGAATGAGGCAACACATTCCGGAAGGGTCAAGGGAGATGTCCCTAGCAATAACGAATCTTGAACAAAGTTTTTTATGGTTTAGGTGTGCGGTGGAAAAAACAGACAAGATAAATGATAACGCTAAATCATAGGGTGATTTTTGTCAGGAAAAGACCCAGACAAAATTGAAATTCCGGACATACTAAACTTTTTATGGAGGGAGGGAGACCTTGAATATAAGCTTGATTCCCTCCAAAACTCTATTGGGCAAACCGTAAGAACCCACTTTAGCAATTCAAAGAAAATTTGCATTTTATCCAGTCGTCAAATTGGAAAATCATTTTGGGTAATGACTTTTGCCCTTGAATTTCTTATCAGGAACCCTGGAACTATCTGCCGTGTTATTGCTCCGACCAGAGAAAAATGTGAGGAGATTGTTGAGGATAATCTCAATATCATCCTTCAGGACGTTCCCGAAAAGCTGATAGCTCACTCGACTTCCAAGAATCGGTGGAATTTATTTAACGGTTCCAGCTTAAGACTGGGAGCCTTAGAAAGGCAGTATGTTGATAAGAATCGGGGTGGGAATGCTTCTCTAATAATATATGAGGAGTGTGGATTCGTTTCAGGCGATGATTTCCTTTACGGTGTAAATTCAGTTATCGGCCCTCAATTACTTCGATCAAAGGGCCATGAAATATTTGTTTCGTCTCCGAGTGAACAGCCAGACCACCCTTTGCATACAATTATAGCCCCGGCTTGTGCCAATCTGGGAACGCTGTTTCAGTATATGGTTTTTGAGTCACCTTCAATTAGTGATCAGGCTATCATCGAAGCAGCCGAGCGATCCGGGACAGTCATTGACATTGATTTGGTAGGTGCGATTCGGGCTCGTGTGAAATCAGGCGAAAAGATATTGCCAGAGGATGTCCACGTCATAGCCAGACTTCAGGGAATTCCTTTATCTGATGGTTTTCGGCGTGAATTTATGGCTGAAATTATAAGGCCATCCAGCCGAATGGTCGTTCCGATATTTAATGAAAGACAATCAGTCTTTGAATTTGAAGTTCCGCAAATTGCCAACTATATGGTGGTGGTCGATTGGGGTGGAGTTCGAGACAAGACGGTGGCGCTTTTAATGGCATATGAATTTAATGGCGATGTTGATTTAGTGGTGGATGAAAAGGTCTTTGATTGCAATACCTCAACCGAAAAAATAATAAGGAACCTGAAATCCTGGCATGAACATTTTGAAATTGAAAGTCGTTGGGCCGATGTCCCTGGCCAGTTACAGGTAGATTTGAAGGAAGACTGGGATTATACCGTGGCAATTCCACCTAAAAGTAACTGGATTGCTTCCGTCAACACAATGGCTGCCAGATTTGCAGTCAATAAAATTAAAATAAAACCTAAATGCAAATTCCTGATAGCGTCTGTTCGTAGTGGGATGTTCAACAAAACCCGGACTGATTTCGCCCGGTCTGAAGAATTAGGTCATATGGATGCGTTGGCAGCCTTAATGTATGGGATAAGATGTCAAAACAGAGATAACCCTTATCCAAACCAAATTTATGCACCAAATTCCCATAGGTTTGTTAATCCGGAAGTTGTTGAGAAACAAACATCTTTAGGGTCATTGGGTGGAAAATCATTTGGGTCATTTAAGAAATGAAGGTGGAATATGGCAAAGGTAACCCTATCAAGATTATTTGAGGTTTCCAAATACTTAACAACAGAAGCCGGGAAGGAATTAAAAGACGCTTTGGTTTACCTTTCGGAATTTGTGGAGGTGACGACCCGAAATCTTAGAAATGGTCTGACCTTTGCTGATAATTTCTACACCATAATGAAAACCTTAGTGGTGCGAAATGATACTGAAACAATAATTCTCACCAAAGAACCCAGGAGGGTTAAAGAAGTTGTTATCAGGCAGGTCGTTGATGACTCCTATTTTGTTGTGAATTCTTTCGGCTGGAAATATGACTCAAATGGAAACGTTGTGATTAAAGTAGGTTTTGCAGGTTCACCCCCCTCTACCAAAGACATTCGGCTTGAAGTAATGATTCACTTTGGTTAGTTTGTAGGGAGAATTTCAAACCTCTACCATGAAGGCGAGGAACGAAAATTGTCAGAAGAAAACATGAGTGACGTTGGCACAGAAAATTC